GTGGTCCCGACCGTCGGGCGTGAAGTGTTTGGTCAGTCCCTCTTTTGTAAATCCTAAAAATTCGGCCCATCGATGGCAGGATGGCCAATTCGCATCAACGAACATCTCAGCTCTATGGAGACCGCACTCTTATGGAATGTAATCGTTCACTAAAAATCTCATCATTCGAGAGAAATCCTTTGCGTGTTTGTCTATTAGCGAAGATCGTATCACGCACACCTCCGCTACTCCTGGTCTTAAAAAAATAATACCACATATAGCGATAGCAATTCCATAGGCATTTGTCATTGTCATATAGCTTGTGTTTCCTAAAGATAGGTTGTTCTCCATTACACACCAAACATCAAACGGTTCCGTACAGGAAAAAGAGATAAGATCCTTCATACTGAAAGGGTGTAAATCCAAACTGTACTTATCCGTCATTAGAAAAACCCCGTTGTGTGAAAAATAACACGTTGCAAGGATGGGGGGTGTCGCTAGAGAACTCGACGCCCATCTCTCTGCTAGGGTTGTTACTCACTTTAAGCTCTTTTACCCCCGTAAAAAGGTCCTTAAGTGGAACTTTATCAAAAAACGGGCTGTCTAGCCCTTTATATTTTATTTGCCGTGTCTTATAAAGGCGGGTAGTAACCGCATCCGTTCTCTTTACACTCCCCACCGCAGTACCAAACTCGCCGCCGGAGTTAGAGGGTAGAGATCTTACGCTAGCTGTATAGGGTAGTCCTGCTACAATTCTAGTTCCTAAAGGATATGTTTCAGGGAAGGTTATATCTCCCCCGCTTACAGTAAATAAGCCTAAAAGCTCTCCGTCTTTTGTTGCAACGACTTCGTTTCCTTCTAAATGGTCAAGCCCTGAAAAAGTGTCAGTGGCGCTCGACAACTCCCCTCGCACAAAAGAGTCCGAAAACAAAGGAATATCCTCGATAAGAATAGGACTGTCTGGATCTAGTTCTTCCCCGTCAAACGGTCTTCCTACGCTTTCTATGTATCGGCTTCCGTTACGCTCCACTACTAAGTATAACACATCGGTACGGTCGTCTCCCGGTCCTACACCTATATCTACTACTACCCCGTCAGTCGTATGTTTTGCCCACCCTATAGTAGGGGAGTCGGTCCTGTACGTACAGGAGAGTAGTTTTCCGTTGTTATTCACCGCCCATATAATCTCTTCACTTCCTGAGTAAGAGAGCTTTTTAAACCCTGCGTCTTTTCCGCCCGATTTAGAAATATGTTCAGCAAAAAAGGTTAGGTCCTGGGATATATTAGATCCGTTACTTTCATTAAAACGAAAGTTTCTAAGCTTTCTTCTTGTCTCAGATACATAAACCGTGTCAAACCCCACTATAACCGGGTCCACGTTTGATCCCCCGTGTTTGGTCTGGATTTTAAACCCCACCGACTCCAGACCTAGGATTTGATCGCCACCTGATCCTATAATCTCCGCATCGTCTGTCCCTAAATTTAAAGTGCGAGTAGCTGTCATCCAACGAATGTGTTTAGCCCCCACTAGAAAAGACGTAGGGTCAAGAGGGGTCGAATCTCCAAAATAATTCACACCCGATACATCAGTGGAAGAATCTTGGTCTTGTGCTAGTCTTCTTGCCATAAAATGGATTGTGTTGTTAGTGAGGCTTTTCCAAACCGTACTGGGGAAGCCTTCACTTCCCCCGTAATAAAAGGATTGCTCAAAGAAAGCCTGGCTTCTAGGCCATCCCCTAAAGTCGCTCCAAAAGGATTCTTGCCAATCTGTAGTCGCCGTAGCCGCCCCAAAATCAAGACCCACTACGGCCCCGACCTCTGTCTCGCTTGTATACTCATTGATAAGAGCAACCCCTGTAGTTCCGCTGTGGGTTAGCTTAAAATACCCCCCTACATGCAGAGGATCAAAAAGATCTGTACTAGAGGTAAGAGTAATAGCCCCCGTAGTGCCTGACGGGGTAATACTAGTTTCTGATATGTTGGGGTCTTGATAAGGAAAAGCCAGAAATACGTCTTTAATTTCCTGAAATGAATTAGATATAACCCCAAAGAAATTAACAGATATTGTAAAAGCAGCTAACCCCTGGCGGTGTATGTTAAAGGGAACTTGCTTCCCAGAAGCGTGTACAACAAATATAGTGTCCGCTATCTGGACCGTGTTAAACCCCTCAGGATCTAAATCTGTATTTATTTTATAGTTTAAAATAGTGTCGTAGATAAGATCGTAAAAACTCTGATTTACATCGGCTTCAGTCCCTTTCCCTGCCCCATTTAGCTGTATTATACGTATAAAGGGGTCTGCCGAGTCTGGGTCGTTGTTAGCAGGGTCGAATATTATCGCGAAAGATATTCCGTCGTCCCCTTTAAAAATAGATAGTCCAACGTCTCTATCTATACCTAAGTCAAATAGGAACTCCATACCAGCGCGCTTAAAAGCGCCGCCCGCATTTCCCACTAAAAAATTTTCCATGTGAGATACGGCAGATCTATATTCCGCAAGATCCGTGCGACCCGAAGCTTTAGGCGAAAACTCACCGAAGCTAAAATTATTGGTAATCGTATGGTATTTGGCCAAACCAACCCCCGTTTAGTATCTTCCCCCCAACCGGGCGTCTATAAAAGAATTATCCGTTAAATCTTCTAAATAATCCGCTTGACTGTCAATACTTCTTGCCGCCCTGAGTTTATCCTCTGCGGCAGATAGCATTCTTTGCATATGTGTTGAACTTTGTACCATTGGATATGCCAATTGGGCAGCTAAAGCATAAGATACTGCCTGCTTAAACGCAGGGCTATATTTACTAACATCGATCTCTTTGCTCACATACAAAATGCTAACACTAGCATCATCCGTTAACAAAAGACCGCCCTCTATCTTATAGTTTTGTTCCTTATCAAGATCGGTCATCTTCAAACGACTTCCCACAAGATCACTTGGAAGCTGGTACTTATAAGTATATCTCCACTCAGGAGGAGCTGTAATCCTAGTTAGAGAGGATCTTTTCATAGCAAAACGCCAAAAATGATTCTCTAACAACTCATCACGAATGACAGGGTAGGATGTTTTACACAGCCGGGCTTCCTTAGAATCGTCATCTAAAGATAAAATAGGGTTGTCTATCCCCAACAAGGCAAGAGCAATATTACAAATTTGTACTTCTGTGCTCATATTGCAACCGCCAAAAATACCCGCCCCCGAAAGGGCGGGTAAGGATTAAGACTCTAGTGTGTAGTAAACAAACCCTTCAAGGTCTGCTGGAGTAGAATCAAGATCTACCGTAATCTCCGTACAAATAACGAAAACTTGAAGCCCGCCAGGACCTACTCGTTTCTTTGTACCGCCGAGCATTACGCTGGTCTCGTCCATTCTACCCAAAGCGGCTTGTCCACCTGCGTCTACGCCTTTTACAAGAGCGTCACTATCTTCGGAAAAGTCTTCTTTTCCTCCGGCGGCGTCTTCGTCGTAAACTTTACCGGCTTTAAGCCCCATGTCAAAAATACCCGTAGCGCCTGCTGTCCCCGATACCCTTAAAGTGGCATCGACGATCTTGGCATTTTCAGGAAGTTTAAGACCTAGGATTTCATCTCCTACGCCTAAGTTTGCGCTAAGAACTGCCTGAAGAGGCAAACACTTTACGCGTGAGTTATAGGCACCCGGAGCTACCTTTTCTGCGGGAAATTTTCCCTGTTGTGCTAAGTTTAAATCATCCATATTCATTGCCTCCTACGGCTTAGAGTTTAATTAAAGAGATTCGTCTACAAGTATCTCAACAACTTTGTCCTCATCGAGACGTACCGCGCCCACTGACTGACAAAGGTAAACTTGCTTAGACAATCTTTTGTCTCTTCGGATACCTACGTCAACAAAAAGCTCTTCTCCAATAGAAGAAATCATCCCGTCTTCTACCCAAGCAAAACAACGTCTAGCGCCTGCGGCTAAACTGTTTGCTCCGCCTGAAGCAACTTGCCCGGTATTTGAAGCGTAGTTAGTAACCGCATCCGTAATTGGAAGTCTTTCAGATCGAATAAATTTAAAGCCCATGAACTCGTCAATTCGTCCGTCAACAAGTGCTTTAACTGAAGCAAAATCCGCAGAAGTCGCTTTAGTATCATTTAGCATTTGTTGCTTAACTCGACCTGACCAACCGAAATATCTCATAACGTCTTCATCTACGTCCGCTTCATCAAATTTTGCTTGAACTTGAGTAAGAACGGAAATATTGATTCTTCCTGAAGTCCCTGTAGAAGGATCTACTGAAACAATCTTCTGAGAATCGGGTAGCACTACGGTCTGAGCGCCTTTCTTTCCGGCACGAGCAATACCAAGAGCAGCGGCGATGAAAACATCGTCTTTCTTTCGGTTTAGAGCGGCTGCCGCGTTCATTGTGTAAGAGTTTGTAGGGTCGATCAATAGACGAATGTCGTCCTTCTTATCGATCAAGTCCCCCCAATCAGCATCTTGTAGCGTAACTTGTCTACGAGAGTGGATTGAGTTGTTTAATGGAGTATCCCCGTGACGATCTAGAATATCGTTGGCCTCAGTAGGCTCGATTCTTTCGTAGTTGTCTACTTCAGAGCTTTGAGACTCTAAACGAGACTTTCCGAAATAACGGGCAGTTTTTTGTTGTGAAAGCATGTAGATGGTTTCTTTAAACCCTTCTACAAAATTGACTGGAATGTTAAAAGACATGGTGCCTCTCCTAGATAAATTGGTTAGTGTTAAAAGTTTCCCTTCAACGAACGACTCCCGGTTTCGGGGATTCGTCTAACACTTTTCCAGAGGGCCCATAAAATGGGGAGTCCTAAAGCGTTTTTCGGCTGTACAGTATTAGTATAAAAAAGCCCTGACATATGTCAAGGCTTTTTATGAAGAAGCTGGATGTAGATGTCGTGGTGGTGACGGACTACAAGGCAGTAGGCTACATTTTAGCCGACCTACCCCCGTTTTGTCCACTAGATACTGAATTTTTTACGGCCGCAAGTCGTGACCACTCTTCAGACCAAATCTTTTTCTCTTTAGGAGACATAAGTTTGACCTCTTGTTTGGACATTTCTTTCAGTCTTTGATCGGCCTGGGCGGGAGTCATTCCCGACTGGTCTAAGAGATTGCTCTCAAAATGGTCGTCGTTAAGGTTCTCCGTTATTTTGATTAAAAGGCGGGAGACATCCGGTTCATCCAACAGTCCTTTCTTTTTCATAGTCGCTATCTCGTCATCACTCGCAAACAACTTAAGAGTATCAAAACCTTGTTTTAACTTACCTTCTAGTGAGTTTCCGTATTCTTTTTGTAGCTCTAAGCGGTCTTGTTCGAACTCGTTTCTCATCTGAAGCTGAGCGTCTTGTTGTTTTGATGAGTTTGTCTGATTAAACCACTCTACCAATTTTTCTGCTTGTTTTGGTAAAATACCCGCCTCATATGCCTTTTCTTTAAAATCCCCTACAAACTTATTGTCAGGTTCCTGCCCCTCGGGGAGACCTCTTACCTCAAACTCGTATTGATCTACGGAGTCAGGCAAACCGATTTGTTTGTAAAAATCGTGATATTTATTTTCATCCCAGTTTTTTTGAGGTTTAGCTATTTTTTCTGCCCCTACCATCGACTTATTGTGGACAAGAGAGCGCATAATTCCGGGCATGTCGAACTCGCCCTTGTCTTTATTATAGTGAGAAGTTAGGGTTTCGTTTCCCTTTAACGTAGGATCTAGCCCTTCAGGCCAATTAATCTGGGTTTCTGGGGAATTCCCTTCACCGCTGTCGTCTTCAGGAGGAACTCCGGAGCTTTCTCCTTCTGGGGCATCTCCCCCGCCTTCTTCTCCCCCGGCCATTAGACTTCCTCTTTCAGATAGTAGTATCAACGTAAAAAACGAAATAAACTCTTTAATCAATGTCATAATCCCCCAACTCCCTTTTTCTTTCTTCTTCGTATTTTTTTATAAAATCCAATATTTCCGCAGGTTCGCGGTTTAGGTTCTCAATTATGTATAAAACAAGTTCCCTACCCCCCTCATTTCTAAGAGAGGTCTCGTAGCCTTGTCCGTCTATCGTAGGGCGTAAGAAATACCCTTGATGCATAAGATCAAACAACACTCTTTGCCCGTCTTCGGAGGAAAATAACCTTTTATAGGTCTCCACCAAATCCGCTTGGCCGTTTGCTTTAACTGAGGTGTTTACTTCTCCACTACTCATTTCTGTACATTGCTTACGGTTTTAGACGCCTTTTCAGCAAGCTCAGCTTCTTCCATTTGCTGCTGTTGTTGTTGCATCGCTTGCTCTTGCTCTTGTACTTTTTGAGGTGTTTTCATAAGTTTCTCCATCACTCCATGCCTTTCCCCTAAAAACCGTACCGTTTCCTCGGTATCTACCACCATAGCGGCTTTGGGGTCTACTTGGGCTATTTGCCCTACGGCACCTAACCACTGCATAACATTCTGTGCTTCAATTAGGTTTTGTGCTCGCGTAATTTGTGATCGAAAGAATACCCCTAACCCCCCTGAATTTGCAATATCTGAAGGCATGTTTTCAGGCATTTTTCCTTCACTTTGCATCCTATCCAGTAGTTTCGCTACGATAGGGGTTAAAAGCTCGGTATTCATCCTACCGATAAGTGGCGATAAGAGTCTTAGCCGGTCATCATCCCTTAGGTTGACCTCAGTAGTGGTCATCCTACTTTTTTCAGTTAGTTGAAGCTGGTCCACATAAAAAGCTTTTCTTATCTCTTCTTTAGATTGCTCCATTCCGCCTTCCCCTATATCAGGGCGTGCGTTTGTGGGGATAGGCTGGATAGGTGGGTTGTCTCTTGCGTTAGAGCGTACACTAGTAAGCCCGCCTGGTCTAATATTGACCCTACCCAACACACTGTCATCGGTAATTAACATCGGAGGGTCTACGGCTTTTTGTAGGGCGCGGATTGTTGATCTTTTAACTTGATTGAGATACCTTGCCTCGGGTAGCGCTTTCATACCAGGAGAGCGCCCGTAGGTCTCTCCCGCTAGTTTCATCCAACGAGGAACGGCGTAAGGAAAGGTTCTGTGCCCTACCTCTTTTAATATTATTTCCTTATCCG